CCATATCGGATCGCGCCCACGCCGAGTAGCGACCCCGCCGGGGCCGCTGAACTTTATGGGGCCGGCGTCGAGGGGTGTACACGCTCGATGCCGGCGACTCACCGTGCCCGGTTCGCGGTGGTTGTTCCGGGGGTCGACCGGTTAGCGTCTGGCGACCAAAAGAAACGACGGCGGTTGTGGGCACGTATGGATTACGTGCGACACGCCCACGATTTTGGGTGTGTCAATGCCCAACCGCCGTCATGCATCGGTGTTACGCTGATGCACGACGACGGTATGGGACTTGAACACTCCGACCGTATGGCCCCGGCCCTAGGCCGGGGCCATTTTCGTGCGGTGTGTCGCGGAATCACCCGCCACGGTCGGAAACCGACCCCCGACGTTGCCGCCTACCGGCCGAACGCCGGCGGGGTGGGGTGTTGGTATCGGAATGGCCCTCGACGCCGCTACGGGCCGCGTGCGGCCGCTCATGGCACGCACACTCGCACGCCATCACGGTGCACCACTCATGCATCCCCATATCGCACCCCGCCGACACGCCATCACGGTGCATCACCGCCACCGCCTCGACGCCGGCGGCGCATCCACCGGCGCATCCTCGGTAAACGGGTTGTCATGGTGCGCGCGACGCGAGTTGCACGACACACACGCCGGCCGCAAGTTGTCGAGGGCGTCGCTGCCCCCCTCGCCCCGCGGTTTGATATGGTCGGCCGTGGTGGCGATATCCCGACCGCACACCCAACACACCGTGCCCATGAGGGCTAGTACCGTTTTGGTGATCCTGGCGCAATAGGAACCCCGCCAACACGGCAACTCGATACGGTGAGGGCGGCCGCATTGGCCGCATCGGTCAACCGTTGCCATATATGCCCCCTCGGGGGGGTCGAGGGGGTGGGACACCGCCCGGATGCGTTGACAACCCACCCCCTCGACGCTTACAACCGCCGTCAACACGGCGGTTCGCCTATCCACGGCGGCAACCCGTCGACACGGGCCACCGCGAACCGGTGCACAGTGAGTCGGCCGGCGTCGAGGAACGCGAACGCCACCACCAACGCGTGCTCATCGGCGTGCCGGTCGAGACCGTCGGCAATCGCCGTCAACGTCGTGATGACTTGCCCGAGGGCGTCGGCCGCGCCGGCGTGGCCCTCATCGTTCCACGCGGCCGCCTCGGCGGTGGCGTCACCGACGACACCCCGCAACGCGTCGGCAGCGCGCAACGCGTCGGCCCTCAACGTCATCGTTCCCCAATCCGCCATTGTCACCACACCCCGCCGGCCGCGAGGAACGCCGCCCCGGCAACAATGGCGAGTATCCCGACAATACCCACGCCGACCGCCGGCCACCATGAAAAGTCACGGTGAAACGTCATAAGGGGCCGGCCGGCCGCCGGCATCACTTTGCGATTCATGGGCGCACCTTACATCACGGGGTCGGTTCCTCCGACATATCGGTGTTTTCGAGGTATACCGCGGCGCGTTTCACCTCGACCAACGTTTGCTCAAGAAACACGATGATGCGCGAGTGAAACAACGCCCCGGTATCGCGCGCATAGGTTTTGTGTTCCTCGATGCGATTGCGGATGCGCGCGCATTCCTCCGATAGCAACGCGACCGCCAACGCCCGCGGCGTCAACGCGTTTTCGGTATCGCTCATTTCGATGCCTTGCCGGCGCGCGCATCGGAACATGACGCGTAAATGGCGTCGCGGTGCGCCTCGGTGATGGCGGCAAACGATGGGGTGTCATAGGCCGCGGCGACCGCCGAGTTATACGCCCCCCCGCCGTCATACCATTCCGTAAAGAAACCCGACCCCGCGTTGGTGATGAAACATAGAATCTCACCGTCGGAATTGGTATACGAGAAACCGCTATTCTTAGGCATGTCATCCTCATCCTCTATAGGTTTTGGTGGTTCCGGTTCCGGGGTCGGTTCCGGGTCGGGGTCGCCGGCGTAGAGTTCAAAATCCACCGTGTCGGTCACCCACGCGTCACCCGGCCACAACGTCGTGTGCACGTGCGGCCCGTAATACCAATCCGACCCGTAACCACTGGCGCCACTCGCGCCAATCGCGGTGCCCCGGCCGACGCGCTGCCCGACGCTCACCCATATCTCAGATAGGTGCAAATATCGCACGGTGCTGCCCGAGTCGAGGCCAACCGTGACATACCGGCCGGTGCCCCCCGAGTTGGACGATTTCAAGTCAATGACGGTGCCGGGGTCGGCATCACCCACCGCGGTGCCATACCCACACGCATAATCGGTGCCCGGTTCACTCGACGGCGGGTTGCGGTCTTTGTGGTCCTGCCAACTCGATGAGACCGGGGCGTCTACCGGAACGGCATACATGGCGGCGTCACAACCCGAATACCTTGATATAGCCTTTTGTGTCGGCCGCGGTTTTCTGAATCGCTATGCCATCCTCGGCCGCGTTCACCGCGCGCATCATGCCGGCACCACCGGGCAGCGATGCCGCCAAATCACTACCCACCCACGATGTTGGTTGCGTCGCATCGGCCGGGTTGAAAACGAGTAGTTCGCCCTGATGTTGCGCGGCCAACACGCTGCCGATGTATGCGAGATTATCGGTCGATTGGGCACCCTGTAGCGATGACCCCGACGCGAACCACCGTTGCGTGGGATAGGCGCCGGCATCCTGTACTTGCGCGGTGCCGACCATGAGGCGTGCGGCCGCGGCCACCGCGTTACCGCCGGTGATGGCATACACCACGCGGTAAAACCGGAACGCCGCACTAAACACGCCGCGTAGTTCCACCCACCCCGACGACGCGTTGGCGGTGACCGACCCATCGGGATTGATGGTGCCGTTAAGCACCGTCGATGGTTTGCACACATACATGCCCATACGCGCGTCTAGCATGTCGGCGACGGCCTTAATAGCGTTGTCGCCGTCAACAACTTTGTCAGTACCGACGGGGTAAGGCCACCCCTTAACCGGTGTGGCGCCCATGTGTTTACGCACCCCCCATAGGCTGAACCGCGGCCAGAATCATGCCATCGGTGATGACCGCCTCATCGGCGCCGGGGTTGGGGTTGCCGCCGGCAACGGCGGAATCCCACGCCTCCGACCAACCGGGCGTCGCGGCCAATTCCCACCGGTGGTCATCCACCCATCCCTCATACGGCTTAGGTTTGTTTTCCTGTGCCGCGGCCGCGGTGCACCGCTGCCGTAGTGGGATATTGCCGGCCATGTCGGCAATCGAGTTGTATGTCATTTCGGTATCCCTTTTCTCTATGCGCCGACGCCGCGCAAGTCATCCCATGTGATGTTGGGGTCGAATTGGTCCCACGCCCATGTCGGGTCGAGTTCATCCCACGCCGCCGATGTGCCGATGCCGTTTGCCCGCGAGACCACTAGCGACAAGTCCCACCCGCCCCCGCGGTAGCGGTATTCACCGCCCTCTAGGTAGGCCGGCACGGTGTCGCCGAGGGGCGACCATGCCGGCATGTCGGTGAGGATGAGGGGCAACCCGCCCCGTTCCACCCCGTCGAGTAGCGCGAGGAACAACGCGGCCGCGTCGTCATCCGGTTCCGGTATGTCATCGTCGGCGAGGCGTACCCCCTCGATGCGCCACAACCCGGTGAGGCGGGCGAGGAACCGTTCCGCGACCGTGGTTGCCATCGTGGCGGTGGTGAGAATGGTTTGCACCGACGCGCCCCGCGACCCCGCCACCGCCTCGCGGGCCGGGTCGGTCACCTCGACGGTGCGCGAGGTGGGCGCCGGGTTGCCGTCGTCGTCGGTGGTTTGTTCCTCCCACGTCACCGTCACCCGGGTGGCGATATCGGCGGCCTCAAGGGTGAACCGCACCGGGTCGCGCATCACGTCACACGCCGACACCGGCCACGGCGCCGGGTCGGCATCCGGGGGGAACAACGCCGGCCCGATGATGATGACCCCACCCGACAGAATGAGGGCAGATTGCGCCAACCGCGCCGACGTATCTTCCACCCGCACATACGGGCCGGTCGATATGTGGGTGGCCGGCCACAACACCCCGTCGACCGACACCACCGTGTCGGTGAGCACGGCGGCCGCCGGTTGCCGGTCGATATCGACCCACCCCACCGGCACCGGTTCCAATGTGTCGGCCACGTCGGCGGTAATCGGGGCGTGGCCGGCAGCGGCCAACCCGAGGATGCGGGTGATGCGGGCGCCGGCCGGTTCCACGAGAAACGGTTCCGACCCGATATATCGGTTCCCGAGTTCGGCGAGGAAATCCGACGCGGTGATGCCCAACACCGGGGCGCCGGCGTCGTCATCGAACGCGGATTCAAGGTCGGTGATTCTGCCCGAGAACACCAACACCGACACCGGCGCGGAACCGGTCGGCGCCATCACCGACACCTCATCCACGTACACGGTGCCGAACTCATCCCACGCCAACGTCGGGTCGACGGCATCCCACGTCAACGCCGGGTCGACGCCATCCCACGGCAACCCGCCCCCCGTCACCGTCACCGCGACACCCACCCACCGGTCATTGACACCGGGGGCGAACTCGAACGCCACCAACACCCACCGCGCCGTGCTGCCCGCCGGCACCACGGCGCCGGCGCCGGCCGCCACCGACGCCGACGATTGGAACGGCCCCGAGAACAACACCGGGTCAACCGCGACCGTCACCGCCGGCGGCACCCACACCCACGCCGACACCGGCCACACCGTGCCGCCCCGCGTCGTCGGTATCGCATCCCACGCCCCCGGGTTACCGCCCACCGATTCCACCGGCGCCGGCGCCAGGATCACAGTGAGGGGCAACGCGCCATCGGTCGCCGTCACCGCGGCCGCGGCCGCGCCGGCGTGCGGGCGCACCGTCGACCGTGTGACCACCGCGTTGGACGTGGTGCCCCACCCGTTCACACCGGTCTCGAAACCGCCATCCGCGAACGCCTGTACCGCGCCGGTGGCCGTACCGTCACCCTCGGCGAACACCTCGACCGTCGCGCCGAGGCTGAACGCATCGAAATACGCGGTGCCGCTACCGTCATCGGTCACCGTGAACGCGCATGTGGACGGCGACGGTTGGTCAACCGTGGTGCGCCGGCCCCACACCACCGACAACCCGTCATCACCGATGAGACCACGCCCCAACCGGGGGTACTCATACGCCGGCCCCGACCAATCGAGGCACCCGTCATCGAGTTGCCGGCCGTCGACCATGACGCGCGTGGTGACGCCGAGGCGGGGGGCCATCACGTCACCGCCTTTGTGATGGTGACGCCGCCGGTGCGGCGTTCGCGGGCACGTAGCACCGACTCGATGCGGCGTGCGATGGTGTCGGCCGAGTCGAGGCCGCCGGTGACGTTGATGTTGTATGTCGGGCCACCGCCGGTGACCGCATACGCGCCGACGCCGGCGCCGAGGCGGGCCGTGCCCACGCCGGCGGTGCCGGCCACAAAGGGTGATGCGTTGACGCTCACCGAACGGCCGGCGCCGAACAAATCACCAATGGCACCGAATACGTCCGGTATTTTGATTTTGCCCAACCAATTGATGATGTTTTGTATCCACTCGACTACGGTTTTAAATGCATTAATCACGGCGTTAATCGGCACCATGATGGCGTTAAAGACTGTAGAGAATACGCCTTGCAATGTGCGGACAATATTTGTCACCACGTCGATGGTATTGTTCCACGCGTCGCGGAAAAATGAGGTGACCGCCGAGACAATGGAACGGATGCCATTAATGACGAATTGTAGAACCGTCCACCATGCCAGGAAATACCCCACCACGAAATTCACGATGGAATCCCATATTGACTTGAACCATGACGAAATCGACCCCCACACCGACTTAAACCAATTCGCCACGGCGGCGATGGCAACTTGAATTGCCTCCCACGCGCCGATAAAGAAATTGCGGAATCCCTCAACGTTGTTCCATAGCCAAATGAACGCGGCCACTAGGGCGACGACGGCGAGAATGATGATGCCGATGGGGTTAGCGGCCATCACCGCATTGAGGGCGGCCTGTACCGCGGTATAGGCGACGGTCACACCCTTTGCGACCGCTTGAATGGTCGACCATGCCGACATGGCGGCGTTGGCAACGAGAATGGCCGCGGCGAGGGCGCCGATGATGCCGACCAACGGCAGCAACCATGATGAGTTTTGCTTGACCCATCCGGCGAGGTCGGCGAACATGCCGGCGGCCGCGGCGACCACCGGTAGTAGGGCGGTGCCGAGTTCGGCCGACGCGTCGGCCCACTGTGCGTTGAGGCGTGCCTGTTGGCCGGCGAGGGTGTCGGCCTCGCGGTCGAATTGGCCGAGGGCGCCGCCGGCCTGTTCGGTCGCCATCGCCATGATGGCTTGCGCCTTTGCCGCGGTGAGGGCATCGCCCTCTAGGCCGTCGAGACCTTGCGCGGCAAGTTCCGCGTTCACCGCGGTTTGGTTGAGGGCGAGGCCGTACCGTTCCGCGGGGTCGGCCTCACCGCGTAGCGCACTCGACAACGCCGACACCGCATCCGCGGTGCTGCCACCGTAGGTTGCGGCGAGGTCGGCGCCGAGTTTGATAAGGCCATCGGTGTTGCCGGCGACATCATCCATCGGCACGCCGAGATTTTTGAGCTGGGCGCCGACGGTGGCCGCAAATTGGCTGTACTCGGTTGCGCTCAACCCGACCGCGGTTGACGCGTCGGCCGCCCACGCCTTTACGGTGTCGGCGTTGTCACCAAAGACCGCATCGACACCGCCCATGGCCTGTTGCATTTCGCTGGCCGCGCCGACGGTGACCGCGCCGAGTGTGGTTATCGCCCCCAACGCGATGCCCGCCGGCGCGGCGAGGTTAGACATGGTGTCGCCGAATTTACCGAATTGGTTTGCGGTTTCATCGAGACCCTTTGACGCCTTTTGGGCGTCGGTGATGATTTCGACAACTAATTTTGCGGTGCCGCCGGCCATGTGTTCACCTCCGTTTGCGTTTTGCCTGTTCGGCGTTGCGGTTCAAAACCTCGATGACGGTGAGCAATAGGCGGTCATCGTCAAACCACGCGGCCGGTATGGATTGGGTTGCTATCGCGGCCTCAACAACTAGTCGGTTGCGGGTGCCGCGTCGGTAGGGTTTACCGTTTGCGTACCCTCGGGGCGTACCTCGATGTAGGCGTTTTGGAAATCGTCAAAGGAACCCTCGAAACCGCCGGCGCGGCGTAGCGCGAAATAGGCGAGGGCCGACGCCGACGCGATGGGGCGTTTCGCCATGTCCCCCCACCCCTTATCGGCGAATAGGGTTTCCACGCGTTGCACGTCGGCGCCGATGGCGATGACGTGATGCTCGGTCACCTCATCGGCCTCGGGGTCGCCGAGAACCACGGTGAAACGGTGTCGGGTGAAACGGGGCGGTGTCGTCATGTCGAGGTATCTCCGGTTACTCGGTCCAACAGGTCTTGAATCGCGGTGTCGTATTCGGCCAGCCATTGCGGTTGCGTCGAGACCGCGGCATCCCACGCGAACGGCCGGCGGGCAATGTTGTGCGGGCCGCGTTTGCCGGTGCGGGGGCCGGTGCCCCAATGCACCGCGTTGGCATAGGGGGCGGTGAATGTCACGGCGGCCTTTGCTTGCGCTGCCCCGGCCCGCCATCCGCCGGCGAGGCGGCCGGTGCGACGGGGGGCGGTGGCCGATGCCTCGGTGCCGACAATCCGTCCAACGGATTGGTTCGCGGCCTTGAGGTCGGTTATGCCCTCGGCCACGCCCTTGAGTTCGGCGCGCAATTGTTTTGCGCCCCGCACCCGCACCACCGGTTCGGCCACCGTCGCCCCCGCCCCGACCCGGTGCCTAGTCGCCCTCGGCGACCGGTTCACCCGCCGTGTTGTCGCCGACCGGCGCCGGCAAGTCAACGGCGCCGGCCGGCGAGTCATGGGCGGTGTGCGCCGGCGTTGGCGACGCCGGCGCACCCGATGCGCCGGCGTAGGCGACGCCGCCGGCGGCCGGGGTCGCGTACACGATTTCGCCGGCCTCGGGGTCGGCGTACCCCACCATGGCGCCGGCCGGCGTGGTGCCGTCGTGGCCGCTCATGGCGTCGCTGTTCCGTAATCAAAGGTCGGCTTGCCGATGATGGAAAACTCGAAATCGGAATCCATCGGGGCGCCGAACTCATCGGCGCCGAAATCGAGCGGGTCGATAACCAACGTGCCCGATGCCGACGTGCCGGCAGCGGTGTTGGGGGTGAACTCGAATGCCACCGACTCGCCGGCATGATCCTGTGAATACGCGAAAATGCCGGCGTCGGTCTCAGAATCGGTGTCGATATTGCCGGTGAGTTTGTATGAGTACGTGATCTTGCCGGGGGTCGACGTGCCGCACAGATGATAGCGGGCATCATCTTGGTCTTTGTCGGTCTCGACGCGGGCGTTATTGATGAGGCACGACACGTCGATTTCGGTTCCGGTCGGGCCGATTTTCAGGGTGCCCGGTCCTAGTGTGGTCATGGCGAATTTCCTTTCAGCGTTGACGGGTCGACCATGTGAGCGCATACCCCACGACGGTGGAACCGTCGGGCAACACCCATTGGTCGGGGTCGGCGCGGGTGGGTGCGCCGCCGAGGGCGACCACCACGGCGTCGAGGAACGGGGCAACCGTTTTCAACGCCGCGTCGGTGCCCGAGTCGGGCACCATCACACGCGCGGTGTACTCGATGCCGGCGCATCCCCCGAACCGGTACAGCAATGCCGGCGGGGGTATTTGCACGCACGGCGGGTTGGCGTCGCGGGCGTCGGCACACGCCCGGATGCCGGCAGCGGTCAACGTATCGATGAGCGCTTGCACCTCGGCGGCAATGTCGGTCATGTGAACGCCCTATGAAACAACCGGCGGGGCGTATGCCCCGGTTTGCAACGCCCGGTCGATATCGGGGTCATAGCGGGTGACAAACGATGTGGCCTCACCGAAAACCTCGATGCCGGCCGGCGAGTTACGCCGCCGGTACTCGCGTGCGGCGTACATCACCGCACCCGAGTAGGTTTCCGCGTCGGGCACATACGTGGTCGACCCGTCGGTGGTGGTGAACCACTCGGGGCGGCACCGTTGCGCGTGGGCCTCGGCCATGGCCGCGGTGCGGGTGAGCAACCCGTCATCGCCGGTGTCTTGCGCGTTGATTTTCAACCATTCCTTGACGTCGGCGACCGCCAACCACACCGGCGCGAACGCCGGCGGGGTGGGGTCGGCCGCGGCCGCCTCGGGTGCCATGACGGTGCCGCCCTCGCGGTTACTTACTCGCCGACCGTGCCGAGAGGGCAACCGGCGGGGTGAGGGCGTTAATCGTGACCTTTGCCAGCGCTGCCGCGTCGGTGAGCGCGAAATGTGCGCGCTGTTCGGCGAGGATGAGCATTTGGTTACGGATAAAGAAATCCGCGTGTGAATCGGTCATGTAAACGCCGGCGGTGTTGCGGTCAAACCACGTCACACCCTCAGAGAAATCGCCCACGTAGGCGGTGCCGGCCGGGATGCCCGGAACGGCGACCGGCCGTGCCCCCCAATAGGTGCCGTAGGCCGAGGGGCCGTTGGTGGTGCTGCCGAGGATGCCGATATCGAGGGCCGCGAAATCCGACGGGTTGAGGGCCACCGCGTTGGCGGCGTACCCCGCACCCTGAATCTCACCGATGGCCTCGCGGATGCCGGCAAGGTCTTCCTGAACCACCGTGTTGGTCACCCCGGTGAGGGTGGCCGCGGCGAGTTCCTCAAGCTTCAGCGCGAGACCGCGACGCAACTTGCCCTCGACGATGGCGCGAATGCGGGGGTAATCCTCCAGTGCCTGCCGCGTAATCGGCTTCCAATACGCGATGGTGTCGAGGGTCGCCGACGCCGGCGTGGTGGTGAGGTCGGCCTCAGGCTTGAGGCCACCCTCGGGAACCACCGCGGCGCCGGTCGCCTCCGACCACACCAGATAGTCGACGCTGCCCGAGTTCACCGGTTCGCGGCCGATGAGGCCGAGGAACGGGGTGACCGCCGAGGGGCCGGCGGGGCCGTCCCATTTGTATGGCGGGTTGTTGGCGTCGGCGGTGGTGATGGCGCCGCGGGTCTCGATGCCGAGGAAATCGGCGAACTCGACCCGGCCCGAGGAACCGTGCCCGTTGTATGCCTTGAACTCGGCCGACTCGATGAACCGGGCACCGACGGAACGCACCTCGGTGGGTTCCTCGCGGGTGTCGCGGCGTGCCGCGTCGCGGCGTTCGGCGGCCTCATCGGCCGCGGCCGCACGGTTCGCCACGTCGGCGAACCGGCGGGCGCCGTTGACGACGGCCTCGATTTCGGCGATTTCGGCGTCGAGTGCCTTTGCGTCGCCGTCCCACTTTGCAAGCTGGGAACGCTGCTCGGGCGTCGGGTCGGTGCCGGCGGTGGCGCACTTATCGAGTACGGCCACGGCGGCGTCGGTGATGGTTGCGCGCTTGTCGATGAGCGTGCGAAGATATGCGGTCGACATTGGGTGAACCTCCGTATCGGGTCAACCGGCGTGTGTGAAATGAACTCGACACGCACGGTCGGCCGAACGGCCCACCACGGCGATGCCGGGTCAGATACCGGCACGGCCAATACGGGGTCGGCGCCCTACGGCTCACCGCGACCCGACCCAACCCGGCGCCCTACGGCTCACCGCGGGTTGGTGTCACCAATCCGGTACATTTCAGAGTTGCCGGCGCCCTACGGCTCACCGCGGCCCGCCTCTGAGGCGTTCCCCCTACGGGTGCTGAATCCCCCTTAGGCGATTCATGGCCCCGAGTGTATCCGGCAGCGGCGCCAGGGTGTCAAGGGGTATTTCTCGCGGGGGTTGCGTCAACCATGCGAACTCATCGGCGCCGGCCGACCGCACGTCCAGAATGGTGGCGCCGGTGTAGGCCGGTTCATCGGCGAGGGAAACGTGGTGCAACGCGGCCGCGTCGATGTGCCGGATGCCGGCCTCGATGCGCTCACCGCCGGCGGCGACCCGGAACCCCACCGACAACCCGCCGTAGGTGCCCTCGGCGCATTCCTCGAACGCGTCGCGGCCGGGGCGGGTGTTGTAAAACCGGAACCGGCCCCACAACCCGCCGGCGCGTTCCTCGGCCGCCGTCATCACCGCGACCGGTCGGCCGTTGGGGTCATGGTTGTTGCCGATGAGGCGCACTTTGCCGACGGCGGCGCCGCTGAGGGCAGCGAACGCGCCGCGGTGGAACATTTCGGGTCGCGGGCCGGCCTTGAGCGTGGGCACGTCATAGGGCACGCAAATGCCGTCGAGTTCATGCCGGCCCTCGGCGGCCCGCACCTCGATATCGGCCATCGAGGTGAACAGGGTTTCCGTTGTGATGTTCATGTGTCATTCATCCCTTGATTTGTGGCGCGTCGCGCCGACTTGATACCCCACGGCGGCACCGATGACGCCGAGGATGCCGCCACCCCATGCGGCGAGTATTTGGGTGCCGTTTTCGCTGAGACCGCGCACCGGGTCGCCGGTGAACGCCGCCACCACGGCGGCCGCGGTAAAGACATTGAGGGCCACGCACATGCCGACCGACAACACCACCGCGACGATGAACGCGCCCCGGCCGGCCGGCGGGGGCCGGCCCGTCGGCGGGGCGGTCATGCGGCCCCCTCGACGGCCACCGCGACGGCCCCGCCGGCGTCGTCGCCGGCGGCCTCGATGGGCACCACGTTGGCCGGCGCGGCCGCGGCCGCCGGCGCCGCCGGCAGCGGGGGCAAGTCTTCCCACGCCCGCACCTCATCGACGGTGAGGAACCCGGCGCGGATGCCGGTTTCATACGCCGCGAACCGGGTTGAGGTATCGGCCCGCAAGAGCATGTTGAAATCGATTTTCAGGTCAGTACCGACCGCCAACACCGCGTCTATCGCGGCCTCAATCTTGCGGGCGATGGTCAACAGGGCATCCTGTACATACACCGCGTTGTCAGACTCAAGGTTGGCGTAGGTGTTCGGTTGACCCATGTTGATGCCGAGTCTCGACGGCGGCACGCCGAACATGAGGGCGATTTGCCACGACGACAACCGCGCCATGTCGATGTACTGTGCCGATTCCGGGTCCAACTCGATGGGGTGGAATTCGGTAGTTGCGTTGAGTACCGCTATCGATTTCCGCACCCCGTCGTGCGAGTTCATCCACGCCGCCTTGAGGGTGTCGGCGGCCTGTTGGTTGAGGTCGGGTTTACTCGATTTCAGATACCCCCCCGGTACACCGCGACGCATGAGGTTATCGGCGTACCCCCGCACGTTGGCCGCGAAACCCAAATCGATGGCGTGCGCCTTGATGACGCCGACACCGCGTTGCCGGCCGGGTTGCACTATCCATCGGGTGATGATGAGTTCCCGGGCGTCGAGGTAATCCGGGTCGCCGTCGGCATCCTCGACATACCAACCCCGGGTGTCGAGGTGCACATATTTCGGGTGCAAGTTGTACAGCGGCGCGACGATGGGGCCGGTCGGTTGGCCGAACGCGTCGCGCACCCGCGGGGTGTACGTGATGCCCTCACCCCATAGCAACATCGACCGGATGTGCTGAGACCAGAAATCGACGCCCGACAACCGCACCACGGTGTCATCGACGGTGGGGCGCCGGCCGTCGCGGGCCGTGGCTTGCGGGTCGGTGATCCAACTTGGGGTGTCGAGGGTTTCGCGGCCGCGGTAGGTCTTCCACGGCATCGCGGCCACTTTGTCGGCGGTCAACTGTAGGCAGCGCGACACCGCCGGCACCGACGTGCCGCGTAGGCCGGGGGCGGCATACTCGGCGCCGGGGGGCGGGTTGCCCCACGGGCCACCGCTGCCGTCACTGTTCGCGGGGCCGTCCCACCACAACCACGGTTGGTCAATCTCCCACCCGTCGGGGGTGTTCACCACCATGTCGCGGCCATCGGTGGCGTAATGAATGTTGACCATGGTGTGTTACCCCGTTTCATGTGATGTTCATGTGTCAGAAAATGGCCGGCGACGGTGCCGGCGCGTCGGCGTGGTCGAGTGCCCACGCGGCGAGGGTGGCCGCGAGTATCGGTGTCTGTGACGTGGAAACCCGGCGTTCCCATTGCCACCCTTTGCCGGTGGTGCGTTGCGCGGTCGACGCGGCCGCGGTCAACGCCGGGTGCGGCCGCCACCGCAACGTGTGTTCGCGGATGAGGGAATCGAACCGGTATGACGCGGCGATGAGGTCGGCGCCGTGCAACCGCATGAGGCGTTCCGCGGTGGTCGGGTCGGCGTCGAGGGCGAGGGCCAAATCACGATTCGGCCCGTAATCATCGACGGCGACCACCGGCACCGCGCCGGCCAACTCGCGCACCCGGTCGGCGACCCACACCGACCCGGGGCGGTGGTCGATTACCTCGATGTGCACGCCGCCGGCCACGGTGGGGTCGGCGATGGCGGCGACGATGGATGCCGACCGGCCGAACGGGTCAATATCGACGCCGAGGTATGCCGGCGCGTCGTCGGGTTGTTCGGCGGTGGTCTCGCCGGCCATCCAATCGAATTCGGTGATGACCGGCCACACCATGACCCCGCCGGGTTGCTCATCCGGCCACCGGCATAGGTACTCGGCGGTGAACACCGCCGGCCCGAATTCCTCGCGGTCGCGGCGCAACTCGCGCACCCCCACGATGCCGTCCCCCAACGCGGGGTAGTGCGCCCACCACTCGCGCTCATCGTCGGGGTCGGCATCCGGCGGCATCGAATATTCGATGTAGCACACCCCGTCGCGCCGGCCGGCCTCGACGGCGTGCCGGCCCTTTTGTCGGAGGTGCCACAACCACGTGTGCTCATCGGTGTCGATGCCGACATTGGATAGCAACCACTGTTGCGCGTGGCCTTGCATTTCGGCCATCGTCGGCCGGCCGGCGGCCTCCATTTCCTCGCCTTTGGTGCGCGGAAACGTCAACACCTCATCGATGGTGCGGTGCAACACGCCGGCGCCGCGGGCCGACGATGAGGTGGGCGCCAACACCCGCAACTCACTGGCCCGTGCGGCACGGCGGGCGCCCTCAAGATTCTTGCGGGTGCGGCCGCGGCGCGGGTCGAGGGTCAACGTGGTGTCGGCGGCCGCACGCTTGAACTCGGCGCCCATCACCCAATCGACATCGGAGAAATGCCGCCGGTACGGTTCCACGAGATCCTCGGTGAACCGCTGCCGTGCGGCGTGCAAATTCTGTGCGGTGTGGGTGCCGCGGAACGGCATGACCCGGCCGTTGGGCAGCGCGACGGGGCCGGCGAGGGCACGCGCCAGGGGCACCCCGAATGCGGTGACGGTCTTACCGCACCGCCGGCCGACGACAATGATGACTTGATCGAACGCGAACGGCGACCCGGGGCCGTCGATGCGCTCTAGGGCCACGTCCAACGCGTTTTGCTGCCACGGCGTCGGCCGCCGGCCCAACCATCGGGCGATGGCATCCCCCACCACGCCGCCGTCGGTGTGACGGTCGGGGGTGCGCCGGGTGCCGTAGGTCGGTTCAATCATGCCGGCCGCCGGCGGCCGCCGGCGGCCGCGGATAGCGAACGCGAGACTTGACCGGGACCATGGAATCCCTCGCGGCACGGTCATGCCGGTTGTCCACCTCACCGGATGCGGCGTCGATGACCACCGCCGGGTCGAAGAGTGACCCGACGCCGCCACGGCCGTGGTGCACCGGCGCCCCGGTCACCTTTTCGGCCACCGCGATGGCCTCAAGGATGCCGCCGGCGTTGTCCACCCGCACATCACGTGCGCCGAGGCCGCGCGTAAACACCGTCAACATGAATGACCGCGGTTCGCCGGTCATGATGCGGCCGCCTCGGCGTCGGCGCCGGCCGTGAGCTCGGGGGGCGGCGCCACCGGCCGCAACACCACCACGTCATACTCGGCGTCGTCGTCGTCGGCGTCGGATTCCGGGAACGGCAGCGTTGCGAGGCGTTCCCACGCCTTATCGAATTGCGCCGACAGTAGCGCGATCGATGCGCCGCGGCCGCCGGCGGAATCCAACGCCTCGCACAACCCGTAAAGGTGCTCAACCATGGGCATGTGCACCACGTCGAGTCGGCCTTGCGCCCCGAGCGCACGCACCATGGCTTGACACGTGGCGAGTCGGCGGCCGACATACGGCGAACGGTTGTCGAGTTCGCCCAAATCGAACTCGATGTTAGGCATACCGGGCACCCCCAAAAATGGGTCGGTGCATCCGGGCACTTATCGGTGAGTGTAGGGCCAGCCTCGCGCGGTTGTCGAGAACACACCGTTTTGTTGGGGCGGTCCCGAGGAAAAAAGTAGAGGGGCGGGGTCAACCGGCACCCATGCCGGCATGGAAAACCGCGCGA